AAGTGGATTCCAATCGCTCAAGGGTTGCGCTCCGCTTGCGAGAGCTACGACATAGGGGAGGAGTCTTCGCCAAAGCTACGAATGACAACGTGGATAGATCAATATCTAGAGGCTTACCCACCTCGGCAAGAAGAGGAAGGCAACGCGCGGGATGTTCTCGTTGCTGATAATCCGCTCTTGATAGATGGGTCTGTCTATTTGCGATTGGGCGCGTTTTGCAGGTGGGTTAACTTTTTCTCTGAGGAAAAACTAACGGCCAAAAGCATGGGTGGGTGGCTGAGAATTGTTGGAGTGACGCCCGAAACGATTAGTGTTTCGTCGAGTGGGGGGCGGCAGTCAACGCGGTATGCTTGGAGGCTGACAAAAGCGATGTCTAAGCAGTATGTAAAGGAGGAGGAGATTGGCTGAGAAGAAGTGTGGTATATGTCCTCACGAGAGGGATAGAAGGGAGGAGAACAAGCGTGGCTGAATATCGAGTATTCGGCCCGCCTTGACCTGGTACAGGCAAAACGACGTGGCTCGCACGACGTGTGGCCGACGCCGCGGAAGCGCGTGGGTCTGAGAATGTGCTCGTTACCAGTTTCACGAAGGCGGCAGCAATCGAGGTTGCGTCTAGGGACGTCCCTATCTCGCAGGAACAAATAGGGACGTTGCACGCTTTTGGCTATCGCGCCTTGGGGAAACCTGAGATCGCCGAGATGCACGTTTCCGAATGGAACGAGGAAGGCTCGCTTGTATTGCGCAATCCCAAGGCGACACTAGACGAGCCTTACGAGGCGGGCGCCGCTGGACGGGAGGATCAAGGAAACAAGATATTTCTCACCTACCAGACGTTGAGGGCGAAGATGGTGAGCAGGGACTTATGGCCTGAGCAAGTCAGGCGCTTTGCGCAAGGTTGGGAGGCATGGAAGAAGGCAAAGGCTTACGTTGACTTTCAGGACATGATCGAAATTCCTTTGCGCGACATGGCTCTCGCCCCTGGCAATCCGAGCGTTATCTTTGCTGACGAATGCCAGGACTTGTCGATTCTTCAATGGGCGTTGCTCAGGAAGTGGGGCGAAGAGGCTGACGATCTGATTGTGGTAGGGGATGTCGATCAAACGCTTTACGAGTGGCGCGGCGCGTCCCCCGTTCCTTTCTTGGTGCCCTTGCCGGAAGGACAGATACGGGCATTGAAGCAATCGTATCGCGTTCCCCGATCTGTTCTTGAGATCAGTAGGCGATGGATTAGGCAGATCGAGGACAGGCCCGATGTAGTCTATGCTCCTCGTGATGCAGAGGGAGAAGTTAGGCGGGCGGGTTTGTATTTGAAGCGACCCAACTCTGTGGCGCAAGAAATTCTTACTACGCTTGACAAGGAGCCAGAGGACTCGATCAACTCACTCATGGTGCTCGCGAGTTGCGCCTATATGCTAAAGCCGTTGCTAGCGGTTCTCAAGAGGGAAGGGATACCTTTTCATAATCCTTACAGGCGCACGCGGGGGGATTGGAATCCGTTGCGGAGGGGAAGGGGCAACCGTCTGACCGCGACTGATCGGCTGCTGGCCTTTATGCGTCCTGATCAAGATGTGTGGGGGCAATGCGCACGTATGTGGACGTATGATGATGTGGCGGCCTTTATTCCACTTTTGTCCTCTGAAAAGGTTTTGCTCCGTGGGGCCAAGAAGAAGCTACATGATGTCCCTGACGACGAGCGCGACCGTGAAGCGAGGCTGTCTTGGCTCCTGGAGTTTGTGTTCAATGCGCAGGCCATGGACAAGGCGTTTGAGCTTGATCTGGACTGGTTCGAGAGATCGTTACTGAGGTCGCGCCGAAAAGTGTTGGCGTTTCCGCTCCGAGTGCTCCGGCGTGACAAGACGAGGCTCAACGCCAAGCCCAGGATTACAGTTGGCACAATTCACAGTGTAAAAGGAGGGGAGGCGCGGGACGTCTTTTTGTTCCCCGATCTCTCGCCTGCGGGCTTTCGGAGCTGGATACAAGGGGGAGGCAGGAAGGATGGGATAGTTCGGCAGTTTTACGTTGGCATGACAAGGGCGCGGAACTCCCTGACGATATGCGAGTCGTCCTCTGCAAGGTCGGTGCGAATTGTATAACCCCTTGACGGGCGCGCCTCCGCGTGATATAATATAAAGGGTAGGGAAAAGTGTCAAAGGAAAGCACGATCACGGCGACGATCTTGGCTTCTTTGAAGAGGCTCCCTCAGTCTTACTTTTTCAAGGAGCATGGCGCGCAATATCATTCGGGGGAGCCTGATGTTGTAGGGTGCTTAGAGGGGCGGTCGGTCGTCATAGAAGTGAAGCAGCCGGGGAAGAGGTCTCGGCCCGCGCAACTGGCGGTGCAGGCAAGGTGGCGTGCGGCTGGGGCGATTGTCGTTGTTGACGCGACTTGTTGGGAGGATGTGCGGGCGGTTATTGGGGAGGCGGGCTTACTATGAGCACACGACGAGAGTTTCTAAAATGGATAGCCAGATCGCCGGCGGGGTTGTTTCTGGCAAGGTACGTGCCAGCCGTCGTGCCAAAGGCCGCGTCTATCGTTGTGCCTGAGGCAAAGAGCGCATGGCCTACTTCGCAATCGGCGCCTGCAGCAACGGGCAATTTGTGGTGTGAGGGGGATGTTATTTGCCTTCGCGCTTTGAGTGGGGAATTGCGGACAGACATGATAGATGTAACTTGCTGGGGGGATTCAAAGGCAACTTACATACCAGGGGCAAAGCGTCTGTCCGTTCAGTTTTGGGGGTCTTTGGATGACGTCAATCGGGTGGCTCGATATGAATGGATAAAGCGCACGTGGCGGATTGTCTATGGCATTTCAGAAGAGAAGGAGATCTCCGCGTATCTTTGGTCCGTTACCTTTGCGCCGGATAGCGCGAGTGCAGAGGCGGTGCGAATTGATCTCGATTTGACTGTGGCGTATGAGAGTTACGACGAGGTGGAGTGCGCATGAAAACATTATGGTAAGCTCTACAAAGGGGTTCTGCGATGGGTAAACGCGCTGTTGACCACCGGTGGAACGTCCACGCGCGGGCTGTGATGAAGCGGCGCGTCCTAGCGTTGCTTGCTCGAGGGATGGAGGAACACGAGATAATCCAGAACTTGAGTAGCGAGATGCGTCCTGACGGGGAGGGGGGGTGGAAGGAAAACAGGTCTTACACAGAGAACCCTCGGACGGGCAAGCCGTACAGTCAAGAGACGATCAATAGGGTGATTCACGAAATCCTAGACGAGTGGTCGCGCCGAGACGCAGAACTGATCAAGCTTTGGCGCGGGGAATTGGTTGGGCACAACAAGGAGTTAGAGAGGGCCTTTTGGGGGAGAGGAGACCTACGAGGGGTCTTATCCACCATCAATCAGCGGGCGCAACTCGTCGGAGGATTCGCCCCCAGTAACGTAGTAGCCCTCAACGTTGATCTAACAGAATTGACTCACGAAGAGCTAGAGCGCATTGCTGCGGGGGAGGATCCATCTAGTGTCATCTCAAGTCGCACTGCAGGCGCAAGCGATCCTGGAACTGGAGAGGCGTAAAGGAACGTGGTTGCCTCTTTCCGAGAGATACGCCAAGTTTCAGGCAGAGTATTATGATCGTCCAGACCGCTTCGACGCGGAATGTATTCGTTGGAGGTCGGGACAGGCCCCAACGGACTACCAGGCGACGATCATGCAGAACCTTATGGAGTACCATCGCGAAGCTGTGAGGGGGCCTCATGGCCCCGGCAAGACGGCCATTGCTGCCAAGTTGGTTCTGTGGTTTGCTTTGACACGAGACGGCAGAGACTGGAAGATCCCGACCACGGCGTCTGCTTGGCGGCAGTTGACGAAGTATCTCTGGCCTGAGGTGCACAAGTGGGCGCGGATGTTAGACTGGAGACGCATTGGGCGCGCGCCCTTCACTCGATATGAATTACTGACGATGCAGTTAAAGTTGAGCACCGGTGAGGCCTTTGCTTTGGCGAGTAATCAGCCTGACGCGTTGGAGGGCGCCCACGCCGATCATATCTTTTACATCCTAGACGAAGCCAAGAGTATTCCCGACGGAACCTGGGACGCGATCGAAGGGGCGTTGCTGGGAGAGGGCGAGGTCTTTGCTTTCGCTATCAGCACACCGGGGATATCGGCGGGCCGGTTCTATCAGATCAACATGCGTGGTGAGGGCGTGCGAAACTGGCACGTGACGCACATCACTGCCGATCAAGCGATTCGGGCGGGTCGAGTTCAGCAGGAGCGGGCGAACTTCCTAAAGGCGTTGTGGGGCGAGAAGAGTCCCATTTACATTCGCAGAGTTCTAGGGGACTTTGCCGATGACTCTCCTGACGGCCTCATTCCGTTGTCTTGGGTGGAGGCGTCAAACGAGCGGTGGAAAGATGCCGAGGACGAGTTGCCTTCGATCTCTGAGGCCACGGCGATGGGAGTTGACGTCGGGGGCGGCGCTTTGGGAGGGGATCAAAGCGTCATTGCGATCGCAAAGGGCAGGCATCTGATTGAGTTGCGCAAGATTGCTCAGTCGTACGAGCCTGAGCAGGCGACGATGGAGTTGGTGGGGAAGGTGCGGGGGCTGCTGGACGCTAGCGGAATGCCTCACGAGGATTGCTTTATTGACGTCATAGGGATTGGTGCGGGCGTGGTTGCTAGGTTGCGCGAGATGGGGTATGCTGTTTCTGCCTTCAATTCGTCTAGCAAGTCGAAGAAGAAGGATGCGTCTGGCGAATTGGGGTACGCCAACTGGCGCGCAGCGGGGTGGGCGATTCTCCGCGATGCCTTGTCGCCAACAGAGGAGAATCCTCTGTTGTTACCGGAAGACGACGAGTTGCTTGGAGACCTAACTGCGCCTAAAATATCACTGAGGAGCGATGCCAGATACTTGGTCGAGGCTAAGGACAAGATTCGCGAGCGGCTAAAGCGCTCCACGGACTGCGGCGATGCCGTGATGATGATGGTGGCTGGGCCTGAGCTTAGAAAGGAAACTGAGAAGAAGCATCGGCCCGTTCGCAGTTGGATAGGCTGAGGAAGGTTGAGGCACTACATGGTAAACGTGGATCAGTCGGTGGTTGCCCCTTCTCGTTTCGGCTGTTCTTATTGCGGCGAGCATGTTGGCACTGGAACCTCGCCTGGCCGCTGTTGAGGCCAGGCTCATCCTGCAGGAGGAGAGGTTTGAGGCTTGTATGGGGATGCAAATTCAGCTAGCAGAGATGAGGACGAACATCGAGTGGCTACGGGACCGGCAAGAGCGGCTGGACGCCTCCCCGTAGTGTGAAGGAGGGATTTGTGACATCCCAAACAGATTTGGAAGTGGCCTTCAAGAAGTTACAATCAAAACAGGCTTATTCTGCGGGCCTATGGGCCTATTACGATGGCGACCATCCTTTGTTTTACTCTACGGAGCGCCTGCGGAAAGTTTTCGCAAGCATCGACGTTCGCTTCATGGAGAATTGGTGCGCCGTCGTTGTCGACTCCGTCCTCGACCGCCTAGACCTCGTGAGTGCCGGAGTTGCGAACGATGACGAATTGACAGAGAAGCTTCAAGGCCTTTGGGACGAAACGGGGCTGGAGCTTGACGAGCACGACGTCCATCTATCCACTATGGTCACGGGGGAGGCGTTTGTCATTGCGTGGCGTGACGAAGAAGGCAAGCTAGAAGCATACTACAACGATCCTGCTCTGGTACATGTTCAGTACGATCCTGGCAATCCTCGGAGGAAGATTTGGGCGGCTAAGTGGTGGGAGGAGGATTCGGGGTTCTGGCGGTTGACGTTGTACTATCCTGATCGGCTAGAGTACTATCGAACGACGAAAACAGGGTCTCCTAAAAGCGCGAAAGCCTTTGTTCCTCTTGATGGCGAAGGGGAGGAAGCGCAGGCGCTCAATCCTACGGGCGAAATTCCCGTCTTTCACTTTCGCCGATCGCGCCGAAAGATGATCTCTGAGATGAAGAACGTCATTCCTTTGCAGATTGCGATCAATAAGCTGCTTGCTGACATGATGGTTAGTGCTGAGTTCAGCGCGTTTGCTCAGCGATATATCATCAGTGCCACAGACGAGGATCTTAGCAAGACGCTTCAGAACATCCCAAACTCCATTTGGCAGATTCCGACGGGAGATGGAGTTGGGCAGGGTACCGCTGTGGGACAGCTTCCGTCGACGCCCTTACAGAACTTCTTGGATGCGATTGACGATCTGGTGAATGCTATCAGTGCCATCAGTCACACCCCCCACCACTACTTTTATGGGAAGGGCAGCATCCCTTCGGGCGAGGCTTTGATTGCTTTGGAAGCCCCTCTTAATAAGAAGTGCTCTCATTACATTAAGAATCTACGCGTTACCTGGGTTCAGGTAGCTAGTTTTTTGCTGAAGCTAGCCGAGTTGTCCTCTGACGAAAAGAAGGCTGTGGAGGTCGTTTTTGCCAAGCCCGAGACGGTTCAGCCCAAGACGCAGGCAGAGATTCGTCAACTGGGGGTGGCGTCGCAGTTGCCGCTTGTTACGGTTCTACGTGCCGAAGGGTGGACGGACGCCCAGATTGAGCAGCTCGAAAAGGACAGGCAAGAGGAAACGGCGCGACAGCAGAGCAGCTTGGCTCTTGGTCTGATGAATCAGATGAGGAAGTTTGATCAAGAAATTCCGGAGGGATAATGCGGCCGGGCCTTGCCAGTATTAGGCTGGATACTGCCGGGGCTTGGTATTATGTTGGCCCTGGGGGTGGTGTAGATGGTGCGCTGCCCTTGGGGTCAACAGTAAAGGATAAGCAACGTGACAATGTCACAACCGCGCGTGGTCGCGGCCTCACGAGGCTTCAAGGCAGGATTACTTGCGCGAGAGGCCACACAAATGCAACAAATGGCCCGCCGATGGTTGGAAGTCGAACATGCTCTCGACGCCAATATCGGATTGCTGACTCGTGAGATGGCCGAGAGGAAAAAGGCGGGGGGAGCGATCAGCCAGTCCGCGCTCAATCAACAGACTCGATATCGCACACTGCGAGGGCAGACGGCACGGCAGTTTGACTATTATGCCAACTATGCGACGGGGGCAATTAAAAAGGGGCAGGCATCGGCCGCTGGGCATGGCGTGACTGAAGCTGCCCGCCAGATCGAGCTAAGTTACACCCCTCGCGTCGGGGCATACTTTGACCATCTGCCCGTTAAGGCCGTCGAATACATGGTGGGGCTGTCAGCAGAAGGAGCTCCCATA